CCATACCATCATCAACCTGGAAACTTCAAAAGGTTAATGTAATTAACTTTTAAAAGGTTTTAATTAAATGTAATTAACCTTTTAAGCAACAGGGAGATGGGAGGAGGAGAGATTAGGAGGGGGAGGGTGTCACCTATTAAATGTAAAAAATACTTTACATTATTATGAGTATATATGAGTAGGTGGGAGTAAGTTATCTGGGATTTCCAGATAACTGAAACTAACGTTTTAAGAGGGTTTATTTACAAGATGAACAATTAGTCATATAAAGCCCCAAAGGCACCTCAGAACGCAATATAGAGGCTCTGAGGGCTATTACAATTATGAAACAAAAAACAATAGGAGAAAAAGATATAGAAAGTATTTCCAAACCAGTACGAAAAAATGGAGACAGAGTTAAGAGAGTCTTTGAGAAGGCAATAGCAATAGTAGCAAGTGGAGAAGAATTAGACTTAAAACAAATACAAAGAGATGAAGGATATAGTGAACAATCGATTAGATGTGGTAAAGTATTTAGAACAAAGACCTGGCAACAAATGAAAGGAAGAGATTTAGAAACATTTATAGGTCAAGGCTTTTTAGAATTAGCTTTACCAGAGAATGATGATAAGAGAACAAGGTTCTCAGCATTAAAAGAACTAGCTGCTTTAAGTGATATGTATCCTGGAAAGAAAATGAAGTATGAAATGATTAATGAAGCTACAAGTAAGTTCTTTGAAGCCGAGGCAATAGAAGCAGAAGTAGATGAAGAAAACTAACAACTTACAAAAGAGGAAAAAGATAAATGTTAAAGAGTTCTTAAAGGCAATAAACTTCGAGCCTCACCAAGGACAGAAGCCAATTATAGATGCCTATATATCTGGAAAGAGAGAGATAGTATGGGTTGCAGGGCGTCGAGCGGGCAAGTCGCAAACACTTGGTGTTATAGCTGCAATGGAATCAATGTTGGCTGGTTCAAAGATTTGGATAGTTGCGCCCGATTATTCATTAGCAGAAAGAGTGTTTAATTATCTTTTACAATATGTATCAAAGATTTATCCAGATGGTTCTTATAGAGTAACATCTAAACCAGGAATGAGTATTAGATTTGATAATGGAAGTATTGTGGAATGTAAATCAGGAGATAATCCTAATTCATTATTAGGAGAAGAAGTTGACCTTTTAATTATAGATGAGGCGGCGATGATGAGTCCTAATGTTTACGACAGATACTTATTCGCCACAACAGCAATAAGAAAAGGTTTAACAATATTTATTTCAACCCCTAATAAGAAGAATTGGTTTTTTAGAAAATATGGAGAGGTTAAGGACAATGAAGAAGGATTTGTATTCAATTCACCATCATCAATTAATCCATATGTTCCAAGAGAAGAAATAGAAAGAGCAAGGAAGTCATTACCAGAAGATGTGTTTAAGCAAGAATATTTAGCAGAATTCTTAGATACAGGTGCAGGAGTATTCAGAGGGTTCTATGATTTGATAGGAGAAACATACGATGAGCCTTGGGGAAGTCATAGATATGTAATGGGAGCTGATTTAGCAAAAGTAAATGATTTTACAGTATTAACAGTTATAGATAAGCAAACACATAATGTTGTTTACTGGGAAAGATTTAATGGACTCGATTGGTCATTAGTTATAAAGAAGATAGCAAACATTGCTAATAAATACAATAAAGCAAAGCTAATAATAGATTCTACTGGTGTAGGTAACCCAGTAACAGAAGCAATTAAAAGAGAAGCAGAAGGATTATTAGTTGAAGAGTTTAAGTTTCATACTAAATCAAAGAAAGATTTAATAGATAAGTTAAGTATCTTTATAGAAAATAGAGCAATAAGGATACCAAACGAACCAGACCTATTAGATGAATTAGATTGTTATGCTTGTGAAATGACAGAGGGTGGAACATTAAAGTATGGAGCTCCAAAGGGAAAGCACGACGACGCAGTAACAAGTTTAGCATTAGCTGTCTGGGGATTAAATAGTCCAGAGGCATTAGAAGCCGCAGACGACCTATACAAAATAAATATTAAAAACTTCTTATTAGACGATGACAATGACGAGATAATTCATAGAACACATAAATGAAAAACATAAAAAGCAAAATACAAGAAGAACTCCAAGAATTTGATAGAGATATAACCATAATTGACAATTGGAACTTTAACCAAAGAAGAACTATTCAGCAAGCAATTCTTTACTTTAACTCAAAGTTTGTTGATGGAGATATGGTTGATGGCTTCAAGCAGTTCTTCTTCAATGTAGTAAGACCAGCTTGCGGAACTACAACTAAAGCAATAGATATAGATACAAAAGATATTATCTTAATGACTGCTCCAGGAGGAAGTTCTATAAAGACTTGGTTCTTACAAAGAAGTCTAAAGAATTGGTTCAAGAGAAAAGAGTTTGGAAAGGTTCTTAACAGAATAGCAGGGGAGCTTCCAGTCTATGGAAGTGTGGTTCTTAAAAAAGTTAAGGACGATGTAAAGTTTGTTAATCTTAAAAACTTTATCTGTGAACAAAATGCTGATACATTAGACCAATCTAATTATATTATAGAGCAACACTTATATACTCCAATAGAGTTTATGAAGCTTGGCAAGGAAAAGAAATGGGATAATGTAAAAGAGATTATAGACTTGTATAAGGGGAGCAAAGAACAATATATTAGAGTCTTTGAAAGATATGGCTTATGTGAGGAATATGATGAACTAAAATATAAAATGATTTTAGTTGCTGATATTCCAACAGATATTAAACTAAATAAACAGCAAGAAATAGAAATCAATGAGTCAATAGTTTTGGCAAGTGAAGAAATAGAAACACACCCATACTTTGAAATACATATGTTCAAGATTCCTGGAAGGTGGTTAGGTTGTGGAATACCAGAGTTGCTAGAAGACCCACAGATTAGATTAAACGAAGTAACTAATCAGGAAGCAAGGTCATCTTACTGGGCATCTAAAAGATTGTGGCAAACAAGAGACCCAGGAGTTAAGAGAAACTTATTGGGCAAATCAAAAGATGGAGACATCTTATGTGTAGACGAAGAAATCAATCCAGTGCCAATGGAAGATAGAAATACTTATGCTACATATTCAGCTCAAACAGAAAAATGGAAAGCCAATACTCAAGAACTTACATTTAGTTATGATGTTATAAGAGGACAAAGAACACCAGCTGGAACACCATTAGGTTCCGCACAATTAAGTGCTTCAATGTCATTATCTTATTTCGACCAAATAAAAGAAAACATAGCATTAGATATTAAGAGTTTACTTTATTCATTTATATTGCCTAGCTTTGAGAAGTATGCTTCAAAAGAACATATAATCAGAATAGCAGGAGAAGACATTGATAAGTTGTCAGAAATGATTCTTGATACAAGGGAAAGAAAAAGATTCTTTGACTTTATTCTAAAGACTGGCAAAATACCAAGCCCAGAAGAAAGAAATATAATGAAAGAGATTCTACTTCAACAAATAAAAGGCAAGGGAGAGTTTATGATTAAGATTGACAATGGTTGGTTAAAAGATGTCCACTATGATGTCGATATAGCTATAACAGACGAGTCAGTAGATGCAGCAACACAAGCAAGTAACTTAATACAAGGATTACAAGCAATAGCACAGAACCCAGGGTTCCTACAAGACCCAACACAAAAGAAGTTCTTTGCTAAGTATTTAGAAAGTGGTGGAATAAACTTGTACGATATGGAGGCAAGTGCACCAAGAGAGCCACTATCAGTTGGTGCTGAGGTCGGCACACCAACACCAATGGGTGGAGGAATAAGTGCACCACAACAAGTTCGTGGAGCACCATCATTAAGAGAAAGAACATTAAGAGTATAAAACTATGATTTTACCAGAACAAAACAAAAAACTACCATTAGAAAAAAGAAGAGAACTAATAAAGCAAGTAGCTTCTGCAGATGCTGGACAAGCATTAAGAGAAGAGTTTATAGATATTATGAATGATGTCGGAAACATTTGTAAAGTTCCAGACCAATGCTGGTCTAATAATGAAGTTCTAGCAAGTGAGGCAAGAGGTAGAGATGTTGCTAGAAGATATTTACAAGGAGTTTACAATATGTTGATTCCAGATGAACAAGAAGAAGAAAAAGTAAATACACATAAATAAAAACTTGGAAGGAAAACCATCCAAACCCACGAGAAAAGGTCGGATTAGTAACCGCTAAAATATTACTAATATGTCACAAGAAGACATTGAGGAAACCATAGAAACCACAGGAGATACAACTTCTGACGAAAGCCAAAAGGCAGAGGAAACAAATACACAAGGCGGTTCTTTAGAAGAAAAAAATAAAAGATTGTACGCCAGAACAAAATTGGCGGAAGAGAAA